CTCATAAGATTACTTCGGCTGAGGAAAGAGAACAACAGCTAGTAGATAGTATTGATGTTCTTCTACCTGAAGAAAGAGTTGCTGAATATATAGCGAAACACTCAGATGATACTATTACTGATGAGTTGGTTGAGTCATATATTCGAAAAGCATCGTCAACTGACTTTAATGTTGACCCAATCATAACTGAGATTAAGGTTGGACAAGCAAAAGAATTAAGAAATAAACTAGATTATGTATTAAAAGATGGTACGAAGATCGCAATTAGCGAGGAAAACCAAATTTTACTAAATAGTTTACTGAAAGACAAGGATGAGATTGTTTCTCACATGTCGGAGAATAAAAACAACTTTATCGAAGTTTTAAAAGGAGTGTACTAAATGGCAATAACGAAAACAGTTCTGGCAAAAGATAATCGTAAAGCTATCGTCAGAGTCACTGCGACTGGTACTAATGAGAATGTCACTATTGATATCGACGCAGACTTAAAATTAACAAACGAAACGATTACTACTTCTGCCCTTAAAGTTGCCATACAGAAAATCGAGTACAGCTGTGAAGCTGCAAAAGATATTACTGTTGTAAGAAACTCTGTCCTCGTGGCTACTGTTCATCCAGGAGCACCGAAGATTGAAACATCGATACAAGATGAAGGTAATCAAGATATCGTTGTCACATTTAGTGGCAAAGGTATGATACTTCTTCATCTTTCTAAAATGGGTGGCTTTAATGACCCAGTAGAAACACCAGAGTTTGGTGCTTACGATGACCAGACTGCTGTAGGAAGCTAATATGAAACTAATTAAAGAACATACTGAAGCTGTAAACTATCTTATAGAAGAAGATAAAGAAACAGGTAAAAAGAATTACAATATCGAGGGTGTATTCCTCCAAGCTGATATTAAAAACAGGAATGGAAGATTGTACCCTACAGAGATTCTTGACAAAGAAGTCAAAAGATATATGAAAGAAAATGTCAAGAAGAATCGTGCGTATGGCGAGTTGGGACACCCTGATTCTCCAACTATTAATTTAGATAGAGTATCGCACATGATTAAGGATTTGAAGCTAGAAGATAAAAACTTTATCGGAAAAGCTAAGATAATGGATACACCTTATGGTAAGATTGTTAAATCGTTGATTGACGAAGGAGCAAGTCTAGGTGTATCTTCTAGAGGGATGGGTTCATTGAAAACTACCAAAGACGGAACTTCTGAAGTTCAAAAGGACTTTATGCTTGCCACTGCTGCTGATATAGTCGCAGATCCGTCGGCACCAGATGCATTTGTACGAGGTGTTATGGAGGGCAAGGAATGGATGTTCGTAGATGGTAAGTTTGTCGAGCAAGATATTGATGCTGTAAAAAGTTCAATAACTAAGGCAACAAGATCTCAACTCGAAGAAGCAAAGCTATTTGCTTTTGCTAAATTTTTAAAGAAAATTAAATAACCCATACTTTTAAGGAGACAAACATGTCAAGTATAGAACAAAAAATCGCAGAACTCCTTGATGAGAGTAAGAAAGCTGAAGAGCAAATCGAAACTCTAGAGGAGTCTGAAGGCTGGAAAAAATCTGGCGAGGAAGCTGAAGCTGAAGCACCTGCTGAAGAAGTAGTAGCTGAAGAAGAAGCACCTGCTGAAGAGGAAGCACCAGCTGAGGAAGAGGTAGAAGAAATCGAAGAAGGTGAATTACCACCTGCTTTGAAGAAAGCTATCGAAAAGAAAAAGAAAAAAAATGGCGACGATGACGACGACGAAGATGACGACGACGACGATGACGACAAAAAGGAAGAGGGATACATGAACAATTCCAAGAAAAAGGATAAAGATAAAATGATTCCTAAGAAAGAAGAAGTCGAGTCTGATGAAGAAGTTGTAGCAGAAGAAGCTGAAGAAGATGAAATCGCAGTAGATGTTTCAGAAGATGTTGAAGCATTGTTAAATGGCGAAGAACTTTCTGAAGAGTTCAAACAAAAAGCTACTACTATCTTTGAAACTGTAGTTGTATCTCGTGTTAAAAACGAAGTCGCTAAGTTTAAAAAAGAATTAGAGGAGTCTAATGCTGTTGCAATAGACGAAGCTAAAGAGAGTCTAGTTGAAAAAGTTGATGGATATCTCAGCTATGTAGTTGAGCAGTGGATAAGTGAAAATGAAATCGCTCTCGAATCTGGTATGAAGTCGGAGATTTTAGATGGCTTCATTAATGGTATGAAGAATCTGTTCGCAGAACATTATGTTGATGTTCCTGAAGACAGATTTGACTTACTAGGAGACGCTCAAGAAAAAGTCGAAGAATTAGAGAAGAAGCTCAATGAGCAACTTGAAGCTAATGTCGAACTTAACAAGAGTGTAAAAGCTATGGAAAAAGACGAAGTCCTTTCTAAAGCATCCGATGGTATGGCTGAAACTGATAAAGAAAAATTTGCTGGATTAACTGAGGATCTCAGTTTTGAAGACAAAGAATCTTTTGAGAAAAAAGTCGCTACTATCAGAGAATCTTACTTTGCTTCTAAACCAAGCAAAACAAATGTAGAAACTGTTGTGACTGATGAGCCAGTACAGTTAGAAGAAGAAACTAAGAAGTCTATTTCAGACCCTAAAATTTCTGCTTATGCTGACATGCTTAACAGAAGCAACAAAAATAATTAATCTATCAACTTTAAGGAGATAAAAAATGGATAGAAAATCATTAATGGAAAAATGGTCACCTATTCTGGAACACGAAGGTGTTGCTCCCATTAAAGACACATACAGAAAAGAAGTGACTGCTGTCCTTCTTGAGAACCAGGAAACTGCTATCAAAGAAGAAAAGCAAGCCATGTTCGAAGCTGTACATGTCAATGATGCTGCAGCTCTTCCTGACACAGGTGGTGTGGCTAAATTCGATCCAGTACTAATTTCTTTAGTACGAAGATCTGCTCCGCAAATGATCGCTTATGATATTTGTGGTGTTCAACCAATGACTCAGCCAACTGGTCTTATCTTTGCTATGAAAGCAAGATACAGCACTCAAGGTGGTACTGAAGCATTATTTAACGAAGCTGACTCAGACTTTTCTGGTGCAGGTACTCACGCTGGTTCTAATCCAGTAGATGGTACTTACACAACTGGTACTGGTATGACTACTGGTGCTGCTGAGGTACTCGGTGATGGAAGTACATTCCAAGAAATGGCTTTCTCAATCGAGAAAACTTCAGTGACTGCTAAGTCTAGAGCACTGAAAGCTGAGTACACTATCGAACTAGCACAAGACTTGAAATCAGTTCATGGTCTTGACGCTGAGGGCGAACTTTCTAATATCCTCTCTACTGAAATTCTTTCAGAAATTAACAGAGAAGTTATCAGAACTGTGTACAAAACTGCTAAGCCAGGAGCTCAAACTGGAACAGCTACTGCGGGAACTTTCGACCTAGATGTTGATGCATCTGGTAGATGGTCTGTTGAGAAATTCAAAGGTTTACTCTTCCAAATCGAAAGAGAAGCTAATGCGGTTGCTCAGCAAACTCGTAGAGGTAAAGCTAACTTCATCATCTGTTCTTCAGATGTTGCTAGTGCTTTAGCAATGGCTGGTGTATTAGATTACGCTCCAGCTCTATCAACTAACCTAAATGTAGATGAAGCTTCTACAACTTTTGCTGGTGTTCTTAATGGACGCTACAAAGTGTATGTAGATCCTTATTCAGCAAATGGTGCTGCTAGTCAGTACTTTGTAGTTGGATATAAAGGTACAAGTGCATTTGACGCAGGATTATTTTACTGCCCATATGTACCTCTACAATTAGTTAGAGCAGTAGATCCTTCAACTTTCCAACCAAAAATTGGTTTCAAAACAAGATATGGCTTCACAGCTAATCCGTTTATCCAATTGGATGGTTCTGGCGATCTAGTAGCTGACGAAAACTACTACTACAGAAGAGTTAAAGTTACAAATCTAATGTAATCTTAACCTTTTAAGGTACAATCCTGAAAGGGGAGACTTCGGTCTCCCCTTTTTTTTATGCTTTACTTTTAAGTTTTTTTCAGGCTAAATAATAGTATCGTTCATTCACTCTAAATGTAGCAGTGAACGGAAGTAAGTAGAATAGGAAAACCTCCCACGCAAGTGGGGCAAGCAAGTACCGAAAGGGAACGAGACCGACAATCTACCGAAGGAACGCAATAGGTGAATAGAATTGCGCAGTTTTATTCAACGATCAACCTATTACAATCTGGAGGAAACGATGACTACTTTCTACAGAGGTATCAAAGTCACTGATGAAAATGTCGCCAAGGATGAGAAATTATCCAAAAGAGGTGGTATTTACAGAGGGATTAAACATGGTGCCATATCTAAAGAGAGTGTAAAAGTCGCTACTGGTTTACAGTATCGTGGCATAGCACACTAACTTTAATTGGAGGGCAAGTATTATATTCTTATAACCCACTTGCCCTTCTTTTTTTACTAAATAATTTCGGTGGTTATAAAAATTTATTTTTTTATAACTAAATGTAAACACTTAATAGGAAAAACCATGTCCACAGTTATTAAATTAACGAAGAGCATGGTGCGAAAAACCAAAGCATTTGCCGAATTTCTAGCATACATTGCTCTTCCTTTAGGATTCCCAGTTGCCACATTCGTGACGATGCGAATGAGTTATTTTGGATACTAAAGAAAAACCTACAAAAACTCACGAGGACGATGTCGATTTTATGGTCGAGAACCCCATGCTATATATGGTGTTATTACCGACCCTAGTCGCCATCGTTCCTTGTACTCTCGCAGTCGCAGTCATCTGGTTCCACCAATATTATATCGGCATATAGATTTCAAAAGACCTAAATAGTAATATCGAGGATATTATGTCTAAGTTGATTGAAATATACGAACAAGCGATTGACTGGTTTCAAGTCAAGTTCGAGATAGATTATTACCAACTCATTTTCATGGCATTTCTGCTAGGACTTGCTGTTGGTTTACTTGCTCTCGGGATAATGTTATGAATAAAAGTTTATTAAACGATATAGAAAATCTTGATAAGATTATAGATAAAACATCTGACCCACGATTGAAACAAATGTGGAAAGATAAAAAGGATCTTAAAAAGAAAATCGAACAAAGAGAAAATGGCACCAGAAGAACTACTAGCTAGAAGAATTGCTAAACTAGAAAGAGTTCTAGATCGGGCACAGAATAAACAATTTAAAAATATGTGGGCATCTCATTTGGCTCACCTAAGATTACTACAAAAGAGGAAAGTTAATTGACTGCATATTCTAATAAATTCCCTACTGATATATCCCCATTAAATCCTAATGGCTTTACTTTTGATGTAGCCAGATTACCAGATACTACATTCTTTGTACAATCAGTTGGATTGCCAGGACTTACTTTGGGCGAGTTTATGCAACAAACACCTTTAGTGGCTAACCCTGTTCCTGGAGAAATACTCACATACCAAGAACTTGTAGTCGAGTTTCAAGTAGATGCTAACATGACAAACTGGAAAGCAATACATGACTGGATGATTGGACTTGGGTTCCCAATAAATCATGAGCAATATTTGTCATACCTTACCTCTGAGGAAAGAGCGAAGATTTCCGAAATATCACAAAACTTCTCAGATGCTACACTTCAGGTATTATCTGGACAAAACCAACCTGTAAAAACATTCACATTTGTTGATTGTTTTCCTACAGCACTAGAGCCGATTCAGTTTGAAGCTAAGATGCAAGATGTTATGATGGTTTCTACTCGTGCAACCTTTAAATATACCTATTACTACTGCCAATAGACCTTTACTTTTAAGAATAAATCAACTAAGATTAAGTTGTTAGGAGTATAAATTATATGAATTTACAACAATTACAAGACGAATGGTCAAAAGACTCGATAGTCGATGACGACCACTTAGATAAAGAAGCTGTACGCATCCCAAACCTACACCAAAAGTATTTAAAGTTCCTGATGGAGTTTAAAATGAAACTTACTAAGCAAAGAGCCGAGTTTCATTCACTTCGCAGACTAAAAATACGATATTATAATGGTGAATTAGGTCGAGAAGAGTTAGAAGAACATGGTTGGGAGCAATATCAAGGCATAAAACCTATAAAATCAGCTCAAGACGACCTATTACATGGCGATAAAGAGCTGATAGACCAAACTGTACGCATATCTTACCTTGAAGATATGGTATATGCTACCGAAAGTATCATGAAATCAATCTCAAGTAGAGGTTGGGACATTAAAAACTCAATAGAGTGGAAAAAATTTATATCTGGTGCCTAAAATAACGATAGAGAAAGCGAGTAATATACATATTCGCTGTTTTTCGGAGCCTGCAGTTGAACAGGAGCTCTGCGATTACTTTACCTATTCAGTTCCAGGTGCTCAGTTCACTCCACAGTACCGAAGTCGTATGTGGGATGGTAAAATCCGCCAATATGATAGAATACGACATACCTTATACCTTGGATTATACCGATATGTAGAAAGATTCGCTGTGGAGCGAGGTTATGAGATAGAATGTAAGGATTTAGTAGTAATAGACCGAAAAATACCCTTTGAAGAGGTCGAAAACTGGGTAAATTCCTTAAAATTAGCATCCAAGGGGCAAAAATTGAGCTCCAGAGAATATCAGGTTGAAGCTATACATAAAGCTATTAATGATGAAAGAACACTCTTGGTGAGTCCTACAGCGTCTGGAAAAAGTCTGATTATATATTCTACACTTAGATATCTATTAAATCAAGGCAAAAAAGCTATTATCATAGTACCAACAACATCCTTAGTTGAGCAGTTATATAAAGACTTTGAAGATTATTCCTCTATAAATGGGTGGAATGTAGAGGATAATGTACAAAAATTATACTCAGGATTTACTAAAGATATCTCTAAGCAAGTATTAATTACCACTTGGCAGTCAGTATATAAGCAACCCAAAGCATGGTTCGCTCAGTTTGATGTATGTTTTGGTGACGAAGCACACCAGTTTAAAGCTAGATCTTTGACGACTTGTATGGATAAATTAATTAATTGTAATTACAGGATAGGCACGACTGGTACGATTGATGGAAAGAAAGTACATAAGCTGGTATTAGAAGGTGTGTTTGGACCAGTGTTTGCTGTCACTACAACTAAAAAACTAATGGAAGATAAAAAGGTTGCCGATTTAGATATTACTTGCTTACTATTAAAATATGATGAATTAGATAGACAAGGTAGAAAAAATAATAAGTATGCTGACGAGATGGACTTCTTAGTGACTAATGATGCTAGAAATAAATTTATAGTAAACTTGGCTGCAGATTTAAAAGGAAATACCTTAGTCTTATATCAGTTCGTTCAAAAGCATGGGATTCCTTTATATGAAAACCTAAATAATAAGGTAGATGGTTCAAAGGACATCTGGTTTGTGTCAGGGGACACAGTCGTAAAGGATAGGGAAAAGGTCAGAGAAATAGCAGGTGATACAAACAACAATATCATAGTTGCTTCTTTTGGTACATTCTCGACTGGCATTAATATACCATCTATCGAAAATATTATTTTCGCTTCGCCAAGTAAAAGTAAGATAAGAAACTTACAATCTATTGGGCGAGGACTTAGACTAAAAGAGGGTAAAGAAACTTGTAATTTGTATGATATAGCTGACGACCTTTCTTGGAAATCTTGGAAAAATCATACTTTAAAACATTTCAGTGAAAGACTCTCTATATACAGCGAAGAAAAATTTAACTACAAAATAGTAGAGGTAAATGTTGGATAACGAAAAACTAATTAGGGAAGATGACGAGTTCATTATTCTTAAGCTAACCACAGGGGAAACTCTAGTGGCTACTATCAGAGCAGATGCACCTGAAACTATATCTGTACAATATCCTTTTGAATTAAAAACTATTCATGAAAGAAGGCAAGATATGGTAGTAGATGTCACTGCTGCTGCACCATTCTGTGGTTTCGCAGAAGATAGGAACTTCACATTTAAAAAAGAAGATATTATGTTTACTAAAGTCCTTCATAATTTTTCAGTTCCATTTTATATAGAATTAGTCGAGGAGTATGAAAAACTCATCGATGTACCAGTACCAAAGAAAAGATTATCTGAAACTCAAGATGTATTACGCAAAACTGCCGAAACTATGAGACAACGCAGTGAAGAGATCTTGGGCGAAGAAAGACTAGAGGATACAGCAGAAGTGCTCGATTATCTTCTAGGCAACATCGGCAAATCAAAGAAAACAATCCATTGATAAGTATAACGATCCCAGCAAAACAGTATATCCAAGCAAGACTTGAAAAGTCTGGCATGAAATATGCACGACTTGCCCTTGATGGTGGAGGTTGTGCTGGATTTACTTATAAGTGGGAAGAAACAAACGAAGTCGCCGATGGCACCCTTATTGAAGATACGATTATAGTGGATAAATTAGCAGAGGTATATGTTATGGGATCTGAGATTGATTACGAAGAAGATTTCGCAGGATCGCACATTAAGATAATTAATCCTAATTCTACTGCAGCATGTGGATGTGGAGAATCAGTTGGATTCTAACAGTCTCGTTATCATCCCTGGAACACCCTGTAATCTACTCTTCAGTTTCTTAAAAAGCAAGCATTAATTGAAAAATAATAATAGTTGCCTTTTAAGAATGTTTTATATAGAATTATGTTTTGATAGGAGGACTACATGGCAGTCTCAAAAAAGAAGCCACAACATTATGTTGATAATAAAAAGTTTCTACAAGCACTAAAAGATTATAAAAATGCTTGTACTGTGGCTAGTAAAAAGAAACAAGATAAACCTAGAATCCCAGAGTATATTGGTGAATGTCTATTGAAGATTGGTACACACCTTTCTTACAAACCTAACTTCATCAACTATACCTATCGGGATGATATGATACTGGATGGTGTTGAAAACTGTATTCAATACATACATAACTTTGACCCTGATAAATCTGGTAATCCATTTTCATACTTTACGCAAATTATTTTCTATGCTTTTTTACGAAGAATTAAAAAAGAAAAGAAGCAAACTTATGTGAAGCAGAAACTAATTGCTGAGATGGATGTTGATGCATTCATGGAAGCAGGTGAAGATGCCGAAGGTACTAACCAATATATTGAGTATATGAAAAAGAACCAAACATTGGATCCATACTTTGAAGCAAAAGAAAAAAAGAAAAAGGAAAAGAAATCGACACCTATAAGTGACGCAATGGATGATGAATAAGTCAGATAAAAATATATTGATAAATTTTAGTCCACTATTAATTCTTATTGTTGTTACAATATTAGGTGGTCTTGCCCATTACTTGTTTACTACAGGTGTGGAAAAAACAATCGTCGGATATAACGAGGATACAGGTAAATTTATAATGAAGGAAGCGAAACAACCTGAAGCTGGTACTATCATGATTAATAAAGGAGATAGTTGCCAAGCTACTGAGTTGTTCGTTGTTTGTGGTCAATGAGTAAAGTTGCTATTATAACCGATCTACATTTCGGTGCTAGAGGAGATGCTATCACTTTTGTAGATTATATGGATAAATTCTATACAAATACTTTTTTCCCTGCTTTGAAGGAAAGAGGTATCAAAACTATATTAAATCTTGGTGATACATTCGATCGCCGAAAATACATTAATTACCATTCATTAAAAAGATCTAGGCAGTTCTTCTTTGACCCTATCAAAGAGAATGGTATGAACATGTGGATGTTGGCTGGTAATCACGATACCTATTATAAGAACACCAACGATACTAATTCTATTGATTTACTATTAAATGATTATAGCAATATAACCACTATATCTGAAGCGATGGATATAACAGTTGATGGTCGTGAGATTTTTATGCTACCATGGATCTGTACTGATAATTATCAATCAAGTATGGAAGCATTAGAGGATAGTAAAGCAGAAATATGTATGGGGCATTTAGAGATAGCTGGTTTTGTAATGCATCGTGGGGTTAAATCTCATGGTGGTTTAAGTGCAGAAAGGTTTAGAAAATTTGGTTTGGTTTATTCGGGTCATTACCATCATAGGAACAACGATGGGCATATATATTATCTTGGGAATCCTTATGAATTAACTTGGTCTGATTATAAAGACCCAAGAGGATTTCATATCTGGGATACTGAAACTATGGAACTTGAGTTTATTGAGAATCCATATACTATGTTTGAAAGAGTAGAGTACGATGATGTGACCAATAATTATGATGACTTTGATGCTAGTATTATGGCTGATAAGTATGTCAAAGTAATTGTAGCTAACAAGTCAGACTTTAATAAGTTTGATACATTTATGAAAGGAATTTATAAAGCAGGTCCACACGATGTTAAAATTATCGAGGACTTCGCTGAGTTTCAAGATGGTGAGATTGATGAAGAGTTAAACTTAGAAGATACCATGAATATATTGAATAGTTATGTTGATAGTGTAGAAACAAATTTAGATAAGGAAAAAGTAAAAGGATTCCTTAGAGGATTATATGCTGAAGCACAACAAACTGAAAGTGAAACTGCTGAATGATTACTTTTGAAAAACTTAAATGGCGAAACCTATTAAGCACAGGAAACGCATGGACTGAAGTAGATCTTAATCGTTCTACTACTACATTAATTGTAGGTAAAAATGGTGAGGGTAAATCTACTATCCTTGACGCACTCATGTTCTCTCTGTTCGGGAGACCTTTTCGTAAAGTAAAAAAAGACCAACTCGTAAATAGTATCAATGGTAAAAATCTCGAAGTAGAGATTGAGTTTATGATTCGTAATAAACATTATAAGATATTACGAGGTGCTAAACCTAACAAAGTAGAATTATATGTAGATGGCTTAAAACTAGATTCTTTCGCCAGCAATGCTGATACGCAGACTTATATACAAACTCAAATAATAGGTTTTGATTGGCGAACTTTTAATAAGTTGGTCATTCTAGGATCTGCTAGTTATGCACCATTTATGCAGTTAAACTTATGGCACAGGCGACAAGTTATTGAGGACATCTTAGATATCGGTATATTTAGAACTATGAATGAGTTGCTTACTGATAGGGCAAAACTTACTAAAGAACAACTGATGAAAGTTGATAATGATATTACTGTCGCTAAACAACAAGTAGATTCTCAGAAAGAATTACTCGAACAATTAAGTAGTGTAAAAGAAGAAGCTGTAGAAAAGATAAATGAAAAGATTCGTATTAATGAAGAGTCTATAACCAATATTACTAATCAAATCGAACAACTAATGAAAGATGTTGATTATTTAAGTACTCAGATATCTGATGGTGACCAAGTTAATAAAGATTTAGAAGAAGCTAAGAAACTAATGGCTGGATATGATAATAAGAAGTCAGGCATTACTAATGATATTGCTTTCTTTGAAGATAATGAAGTATGCCCACAATGTGAACAAGGTATAGAACACGACCATAAGAATAATATCTTAACTAAATTAAACGACAAGCTGGGTAAAGCAAGTAATCATTTATCTTCCCTAAGTCAAGCACTTGAAAAGCTAAATAAAAGATATGAGGAGATTGCTACTATAAACCAGACCATAATGGGCAAGAACTCAGAGGTATCTGCTCTCAATCAATCACTCAGTTTGTTGGGCAAAACAAACAAGGATTTAGTAGAAGAACAATCGACTCTAAATATTGATGATGAAAATGTGGTGACACAGAAAGCGAAACTTAAAGAACTAGCACAATCTGCTGTACAAGCAGTTGAGGAAAAAACGCAAGTTGAAGAACAAAAACAAATTGAAGATGTATCTAAAACACTTCTCGCTGAGACTGGCATTAAAACTGAGATTATTCGCCAGTATCTTCCTATCATTAACAAACTTATCAACAAATATCTGCAAGCAATGGACTTCTTCGTTCACTTTGAACTTGACGAAACATTCAATGAAACTATTCGCTCAAGGTATAGGGACGAGTTTACATATGATAGTTTTTCTGAGGGCGAAAAGCTGAGGATAGATCTAGCAATATTATTTACTTGGAGACAAATAGCCAAGATGAAGAATTCAGTAAATACGAATCTATTACTACTAGATGAAATTTTTGATAGTAGTATGGATGCGAGTGGTACTGACTTGTTCCTACAAGTACTAAATGAAATCGGCGAGGGAACAAATGTTTTCGTTATATCTCACAAAGGGGATCAACTTTTTGACAAGTTTAGAAGTGTAATTAAATTTGTTAAGAAGAATGATTTTTCATCAATCGAACAAGGAGTATAATAAATGAACGCACAAGCACATCTAATGGAACAATACAATAGAGTCAATTACGAACATAAAGAAATACATGAAGAAGTTGAAAAGCATCGATTTGACTCTGAAAAACTCAAACAACTAAAACTTACCAAACTCAAACTAAAGGATAAACTTACTAATCTGGAGAAAAAACTAGGAATCTCATAATGAATATACTTGATGATGCAAAAGGTGAATTAATACCATACGACGATCCATTACTAACTTCCCCACAAGACGAGTGGAACTTTGATGAAAATCCACAAGAGGAAGCAGCAAAACTTGGATTGTTATTGATTGAGACTTCTAGAAAATTAAAGGGTGCAGGATTATCAGCCAATCAAATAGGATTACCATATAAAGTATTCGCATTGACTGCTGAGGAAAATATGGACTTACCAGCTATGGCTGTGTTCAACCCTGAGATATTAGAATCTTCAGAAGAAGTTAGTGTAATGACTGAAGGATGTTTATCTAGACCCAACCTTTGGCTCATGGTTTCTCGACCTAGAGTTATCAAGGTGAAATACCAAACATTTAAAGGCGAAGAAATTAGGACTACATTATCTGGTTATATCTCTCGTGTGTTCCAACATGAGTATGACCATATGATAGGAATAGATTTCACGCAAAGAGTATCTAAGATGAAACTCGATAGAGCCATTAAAAAGATGGAAAAAGACGCAAAAAGAGGTCGTACAACCCAAGTAATTAGAGGTAATTTCAACCAATAGTTATAAGTACTTGATTTTATATAATAAAATAATCTAAAAAAAGAGACGATTTTACTTTACTTTTGGGTGGAAAGAGAGTAGAATGACTGTATAAATTAAATTATTTGAGAGGTAAAATGAATAATTCTAAAGATATACTTGCTAAATTACTTAGTACTGAGGATGTACAAGTAGTTCGTGCTTCAGTTCCTACTGCATCTTTCGATGTAAAAAATCGTGTTCTTACACTCCCAACTTTCGTAAATCTTGAAGAGTCTGTTGAAAACTTGATGATTGGTCATGAAGTTGGTCATGCTTTATGGACTGACCCTGATTATGGAAATCAAGAATGTATGAAGGATAAACTTACTAAAAACTATGCGAATGTTATTGAAGATGTTCGTATTGAAAAACTAATTCAAGCTGAGTATCCTGGACTTCGTACTGACTTTTTACAAGGTTATAAAAAACTTGCTGATGATGACTTCTTTCAAGTTAAAGATAAAGATGTAAACTCTCTACAACTAATTGATAAAATTAACCTGTATTTTAAAATTGGTCTTAAGTCTGGTATCAAATTTTCTACTGAAGAATTCGAAATAGTTTCTAGAGTTGATAGCTGTAAAACTTTCCCGCAGGTTATTGAACTTGCTAAAGAGTTGGCTGAGTATGCTCGTAAAAAGAAAAAAGAAGAAGAAGAAAAACTTCAGGAAGCAATGGCTCAAGCAGGTGACCTTCATGAAGAAGACTATGAAGAAGAATTTGAAAGCGATGACGATACTGACGATACTGAATACGATGAAAGCGATTCAGAATCTAGCAGTGAAAAGTTAGAAGGCGAAGAACCAGAAGAAGGTGAAGGCGATACAACATCATCTGGTTTTGAAGGTGGTTCGGGTCAAGCTGACCAAACTCCTGAATATTCTGATAGTTCTTTAGAATCTCTAACTCAAGCATCGCTTGATACTAAGATGACTGAACATGCTCAGTATGATGGTAAGATATTTAGAAATGTTCAAATTGATGAATATCCTGTGGGTATAGATCCTAAAATTTCTTACAAAAAAATTCTTGAGCATATTAAAACTCCAGGAGCCGATGGTTATAAAGGCGATAAAGAATCTGTTCATAATGAAATTATGAATGATAGTAAAATGATTAAAGATAATGGTTCTTATCAGTGGTTGGATAGTTCTTGGCATGAAGGAAATCCTGATGAATATAAAAGGTACTATGGTAGAAATTATCTTGGTGAAAAGTCTGGTCCATACTATAAAGAAGACTATGATAACTTTATGAACAATATTAAGTCTGATATTGATTACATGGTAAAAGAGTTTGAGATGAAAAAATCTGCTCAAAGGTATGCTCGTACTGAAACTGCTAAGACTGGTCAGTTAGATGTAAAAAAACTTTACAACTACAAACTATCTGAAGATTTATTCAAAAGAATTAATGTTGTAGCTGATGACAAAAATCATGGATTCGTTATGTTAGTTGACTGGTCTGGTTCTATGCAAAATATTATGCGTGATACTATGAGACAAGTAATTATTCTTTCAACTTTCTGTCGTAAAGTAAATATTCCTTTCGAAGTATTGGCATTTTCTAATCATGATAATATACATAACAGATATAACGATGACAATGAAAATGCTGTAGAGTTAGTATCTCAAGAAGATTACCAAAAAGTGGTTGCTGCAAAATCTGCTAACAATGAAAAACTACACCATGTTAGAAGAGAAAACATGTGGTTGTACCAACTACTTACTAATGAGATGAATAATAAAGAGTTTGATGAAATGTGTTTTTACTTACACTCTTTCTTATGGTACTACTCATACAACCTTTCACTTTCAGGTACTCCTTTGACTGAAGCACTTGAAGTTATGGTTGGCTACACTTCTAGATTTCAAAAGCAACATAATCTTGATAAATTAAACTTTATCACTTTGACTGATGGTGCTGGATTTAATAGAGGTATTCAATCCAATTACAATCTTGAAAGGGAAATGTATCCTAGTGATACCAGACATTCTTATGTTGATACTCTTATAGATCCTGTGACTAAAAGGAAATATGTTGTTTCAGGTTCTAGACAAAAGTTTGACTTTGCTTACCTTGATGCTATCAGGTCTAGAGGTTGTACTACTATCGGATATTTCCTAGGAAGGAATTCTTGGAGAGGTATGCAACAGTTCTATCACTGGAACCATCCTGATTATGATAGTTATGATGGTACTCAAGCATATTTTGATAAAGCTAGATTACAGATTCGTAAGAATGGTGGTTGGGGATCTTTCTCTGACTTCGGTCGCGATGAAATGTTTTTCTTAGATACAACTAAATTAAATCCTGCTAGTGTAGATGCTACTGATATTGATAACATCGAGAAAAAGACTGCTAGTCAAATCGCTAGGCAATTCACTAAAGGGTTAAAAACTAACAGGCAATCGAAAGTGCTTATGAATACTTTCGTGGATAGGGTAGCATAATGGCTGAACATTCAGAATTCGGTGGACTAAAACTTAAATGGCAAAGATCTAGAGCAGCAGCAAAAGCAAAAAAAAGATTTTGGTCTCTAGATGTAGATAAACTATGTGAAGCAACTTATGCCCAAGAAAGGTGTGTTTTAAGTGGTAGAGAGTTTGTTTATAAAAAAGGATCCCCATACTATCCATCAGCAGATAGAATATGGAGCGATGAAGATTATCATATTGATAATGTACAGATTGTCGGTAGTATATTTAATATTATGAAAAACAAACAAAACGACCATGACTTTATTAATCATTGTCGCGATGTAGTAATGAAGTCAATGTTAGATCGTGGACTAGATCCTAAGAACTGCGACCTAACTAAAGAAATAGATGTATGGGCATATAAAGATTGTGATGGTGAATTATGAATGAACAACAAATAAAAGAAAAGATTAAGCAAAGGCGAACACAAATGTTAGTCCACTCCTGCATTTATTATGAAATGAATGACAACATTGTCGATGATGCGACATGGCAGAAGTGGGCTGACGAACTTCGTGATTTGCAAAACGAACATCCATTACTTTGTCAAATAGAATTTTTTGATGAAGCATTTGCTCGGTGGGATGGATCCACTGGTCATCATTTACCTCTCAGAGATCCGTGGGTTTTTGACCGAGCAAACCTTTTAATAAACGCCAAAGAGAAAGGATATGGTACTTCTTTATGAGAAAAGAGAAAACACCTCCACCTAATTCAAAACTAAGATATCATGTAAAGCGAAAAGGTAAATTTTTTCGTGTGATAGAAAATGGTGGCGATTATCAAAACAAAATTATCCATGAAACTTCTGATAAAAAAGAAGCATATGCGATATCTAAAATACAAAGTAAAACTCAACAGTGGGCACCGAATGCTGGTGTACCTTTATTTTTATGTCCTACTCAGGTTATACAGCAGTCATAGGAATTTTAATCAGTGACAACCACAGTAAAGAAGATATTCTTAACTGTATGAAAAGTTGTCAAGGATATCCTATATGGGTACACGCAAACACCAATGATACTAATTGGGCAGATAGGATGAAGATTGCTTGTGAAGAAACAGGTTGTCATTATTTTTCTAGCACTAGAAGTAATGGTAATCCAGGATTTGGTAAAAACTTGATGATGAAACACTTTGGTATGGATACTAATTTAAGATTCTTTAGTTATTGCTTTTTAATAGATGGCGATGACGCATGGGGATCTACACTGCCTGAGTTATTTAAAAGAAAGTACGATGGCGACTTCTTATTTTCATCAGGTGGTAAGTATAAGTGGAAAGATGAGATATATGAAAAGGTTGAACTGGCTCAGCTGAGCGAACAAATAAGAAAGGATATGGGGGATAAGTACGATAAGCCAACATCCTATATATCTGAGTGGTTAGATTTAAGAGAGTTATTACAGAACTTTTATCAGCATCCTAATAATGAGCATGGCACATTAAATAGATTGATAGGATTTCATAAGGGTTCAATCTCTAAATTACAATTTAAAGAAGATATTAGAATAGCTGAAGACCTAATCTTTCATATTGAAGCATTGATGGCTGACAAAAGAAAAGAATTTAAGATACAATATTTACATGATGATGAATTATACTTGTATCAACCAAACGAAAGAGGAATACATTATTACTCTTTTTCTAGACCAAAAGAAAACTGGTTAGCGAAAGTAAGAGCATATCTACCAAAGGCATATCCTAAAAGTTTGAACAAATATAAAGTGGACTGGATAAAATGACATATATCGTTCCTAAAAAAGTTTATTACATACACATCCCCAAAACTGGTGGTACGACTGAGAAGTACAAACTGAAGGAACTATATGGCGATGAGATGAAAGAAGTGACTACAGGAAAGCATAGTCCTTATGATAAACAATATGCTGATTATGATTGTATATATACACATGTAAGGAATCCGCATGATAGATTATTGTCAATTTATTTGTTTTACTTTGAACTTCAATTTATGCCACAAAAACATATTACTGCTGAAAGAATAGACTTTACTTTATATGAACACAAACAAAGAATATCGCAGAATGTTGGAAAGTATATAAGTGAGATGTCAAAGTTTGATAAGATGCTTCTCGGTAAATTAAATCCACTTGTTCAAGATATTAATCCTGAAAATTATTACAAGTGGTTAGATACTGTAGGAAAAGCAAATGATGAAATGGATTGTTTCTTTGAATATCGACCATGGCTTCAACAACATTTATGGTTGGCTGATAATGTATTCGTAAAGAAGATTGAAGATGAAGGTGGCGAAAAATTAAACATTACCAGCAGAATGCCAGAACATGATGATAATGATTACTTACAAATAGGCAAACCACTAATAGAAAAATATTACTCAGAAGATTTAGAAAGGTTCGGATATGAATAGATTTAAATTCTATCTAGAAATAATTACCTGCTTCTTTATTATCGCAGGGATAATACGACATTATTAACAAGGAGAACTATAACATGGGAAAACATATAAAAACATCAATGGACGAAAAGGTAGTGGATTATCTTGCTATTGAATTATGGCGAAAGGATCCAAACAATAAAGTCCTCCATCAGTTGATGGGTATGCAGAATGAGGAAGGAAACCATATTCGTAAGACTATTGATACTTATGACAAAACAGGTGAGTTTCCAACCCACTATAATACCGATGGAACATGGAAATATGAGTCTGGACAGATAAGTTTCGACGCATTTTTATCACAAGGAAAGTAAAAAAGGTTATAAGTAGTTGTTTTTTAATAATAAAATAATCTTAAAAAATGGACGATTTTACTTTACTTTTGGGTCAAATGAGAGTAGAATCATCTGTATAAGTTAAAAAATTAGTGAGGTATATATTATGACAAACTTATCTAAAGAAACTGCTTTCCTAGAAAGAGCATTTGAGCTTTTTCCTGAAGCAAGTGACAGTCGTGAAATGACTGCCAAACAAATACTAGAAGTTAGATCTTCTGGTGTTTCTGTACCAGGATCTATCTGGGAAAATAAAGTTGCTAACAGCAAACCAGCACTTTATGTAATTCCAGGTGGTTCTGTTTCTAAACCAGTTGCTGACCCAGTTGCTGTTGATACTATATCAACACCATCTACTAAGTCTTCAGCTGTTTCAACAACTGTTGATAAAGATAGTCTGGTTCCTGCTGTGGATCCTAACTATGTTCCTTTCGGAAACTATCGTGACTTACAAGTTATTGTGAAGTCTGGTATGTTTTATCCTTCTTACATAGCAGGTCCGACTGGTAATGGTAAATCTACTAGCATTGAGCAAATCTGTGCTAAGCAGAAAAAACCTTTAATTCGTGTCAACTTAAATACTATGACTGATGAAGACCAGTTGATTGGTTCTAAAACTTTGGTCGATGGTAATGTTGAAATCGTAGAAGGTCCGATTGTAATCGCTATGAGATTTGGTATCCCTCTTCTTCTTGATGAGATTGATGCTGGTGGTGCGAATACACTTCTTTGTTTACAACCTATCCTTGAAGGAAAACCATTTTATTTCAAATTAAAAAATGAAATGATTACTCCTGCTCCAGGATTTAATATCTTCGCAACTGCGAACACTAAAGGTAAAGGATCTGACGATGGTAGATACATCGGTACGAATGTCCTTAACGAAGCATTCCTAGAAAGGTTTGCTGTGACTTTTAACCAACCTTACCCATCTGAAAAAGTTGAGTTAGAGATTGTTAGAAAGTTATTCGTTCACTTTGGTTTTGCTGACCAGAAGAAAACTATCAATATCAATAAACATCTTGATGACTTTGCCACTAACTTAGTTAAGTGGGCAGCAGTTGTTCGTAAGACTTTTGATGATGGTGGGTGTGATGAGAATATCACTACTCGTAGGTTGACTCACATTGTTCGTGCTTTTTCTATCTTCAAAAATGAGAAGAAAGCAATTGAACTTTGCTTGAATAGGTTTGATGATGTCACTAAAATGGCATTCCTTGACCTTTACACTAAAATCTCTGCTGGGGAAATGGATTCCCCAGAAGAGGTGACTGAAGAAGAGGTATCTGAATAATGGAACTTACACCATACGAACTTCTTACTAAGTTTCAAAAGCGATGGGTAGATAACATGATTGTTATCTATCCTGAACTTGAGACTGGTGGTGCTATTACTTTGGAAAAATGTACTGAAGGGATTGTTAAGCTGAAAGAAAAACATGCTGAAGATCCTAGTTTTCCTAAGATCGGCACACCTAACTGGAATTATAAAATTAACAAGATCGACAAAGGCATCTATTTCTTTCCTGCTCCAGGAGCAGACTCAGAGATGGCGATTCGTGAAGCTGAGGATATAAAGATATCTCGTTTACCGAAACCAAAGTTTGTCATAAAAGACGAGGAAGATGCCGACTTCGTTCAGGAACTGAAAGACTTCGGTATTGACATAGATGTCGCCGATGAAGATAATGGTGTTTCAGTTCCTGATTTAAGGGATTCATCTGTTATTGACTGACGATAGCTGATGATAGAAAGGGAAGGACTGCCATCTCCTTCCCTTTTGCCTATTTACAGTGGATGGACTCGTGGTGAAACTGGATATCACACTAGTCTTCTAAACTTGTATTACAGGTTCGAGTCCTGTCGAGTCCACCACTTTACTTTTAAGTTTTTTTAATATAGAGTATTGAATATGAAAAATAAAAATCCTAAAACTGTTGGTGAGATGATTGGTATTAATTATAAATTTGATGAAGATAAACTTATTGAAGACTTCAAAGAATATATTGATAAGACCTACATGGGTCACTACAGTAAAAACTCATTTCAAGCAAGCGAATTTATTATTGATTGTGGTCATGGTATGGGATTTTTTATGGGTAATGTATTGAAGTATGCCCAAAGGTATGGCAAGAAAGATGGTTATAATCGTGCCGATATTTTAAAAATACTTCACTATGCGTTGATGGCTTTACATCAACATGATAAAATTAACAAGGAGAAATAATTATTATGAAAATTTCGAAAGAAACTTTGAGTGTCCTTAAGAACTTTGCCACTATTAATGGCAATATTCTTATTAAAGCTGGTAATCGTTTATCAACTATATCAGCACAAAAAAATGTCATGGCTAGTACTACTGTCCAAGAAAACTTTGATAGTGAGTTTGGTATCTATGACTTGAATGAGTTTTTGGGTGTGTATTCTTTATTTGATGCAGATCCTGAACTTGCCTTTGATGAAAAATTTGTCACTGTAGCGAATGGTAAATCTAAAGTAAAATATTTTGCTGCCGATCCATCAGTTCTAGCATCGCCAACTAAGGATGCTCTTCCTGTTGACGCAGATATTGAATTCGACTTATCAAAAACTATGTATGATATGATTATGAAAACATCTTCAGTATTGAGATCTGGTGATGTATCATTCATTGGCGATGGTTCGAATGTTAGTGTAGTTGTAGCTGATAAAAAGAATGCTACTTCTAACTCTTGGGATGCTACTTTGGGCACAACTGATAAAGTGTTTAAAGTAAATTTCAGGATTGATAATTTCAAAATGCTAGATGGGGATTATGTAGTTTCTATTTCTAAGAAAAGAATCTCTAAGTTTGCTTCTAAGATGAATGACTTGACTTACTTCATCGCAGTTGAAGCTGACTCTACTTTTGACTTTTAATTTTATTGAGAGATTTATATTATGGATGACCAATTTATTTGGGTCGAGAAATACAGACCTAAGACTATTGAGGAGTGTGTCCTTCCTGACAGTTTAAGGGATACATTCAAAGAGTTTGTTGCTAGTGGGCAACTGCCGAACTTCCTGTTCTGCGGTACTGCTGGTGTCGGTAAAACTACTGTCGCCAAAGCACTATGCAACGAAGTCGGTGCTGAGTATCTGTTCATTAATGGTTCCGAAGAATCTGGCATTGATGTGATACGAACAAAAATCAAAAACTTTGCTTCGTCAGTTTCCCTGACTGACTCAAAGAAAATCGTTATTCTTGATGAAGCTGATTATTTGAATCCGAACAGTACTCAGCCAGCACTGAGAGCATTTATCGAAGAGTTCTCTGGGAACTGCCGATTTATATTTACCTGTAATTTTAAGAATAGGATTATTGAGCCACTTCACTCTAGATGTGCTGTGGTTGAGTTTAGGACTGATGCTAAGGATAAACCAGCAGTTGCTACAGCTTTCTATAAAAGAGTGGAGCATATTCTTAATACTGAGGGTGTGGACTTTGAGCAAAAAGCAGTTGTAGAAATTATACAAAAACATTATCCTGACTTCCGAAGGGTGCTGAACGAACTTCAAAGATATTCAGTATCTGGTAAGATAGATAGTGGCATTATGATTAATGTCAGTGAAGAGTCCTGGAATAATCTCTTTACACTTCTAAAGGATAAGAACTTCAAAGAGGTTCGTAAATGGGTCACTAAAAATAGTGATGTTGAAACAACCCAATTATTTTCTGATTTATTTAATAATGCTAATAGCAAACTAGAATCTGCTTCGGTTCCACAAATGGTTCTGATTCTCGCAGATTATCAGTATAAAGCAGCATTTGTCGCTGACCATGAACTTAATAAAATGGCAGCACTTACAGAGATAATGGCTTCCTGTAAGTTTAAATAATGGCAAACCCTTTCCTTTATATTAACAATATAACTAACGACAAGAAGGATCTATTCCAGGATAATCCTCTTGCCGATAAGGATTATGTACCTTTTATTATTAATAGAGGGTTGAGTTATTTCCCTGACACAATAATGCAGTCCAACATGATGAACCGATATCATGATGTCCCGAAGTCTTGGCAATACTATTTTTTACTAAATACTATTACAAAAGGCAAAAGGTTCTCGAAGTGGCATAAAAATGAGAAGCAAACCGAGTCTTTGAAACTGGTTATGGAATATTATGGATATTCTCCAGAAAAGGCTCGTCAGGTGATGGATATATTAACAACTGACCAGATGAGCATTATTGAACAAAAACTAAATAAAGGTGGTAAATAGACATGTCAGTTGAAATGATACATTACGATTGGACTGCGGAGAAGATGCTTGAAGTCACACTCCCAGAGCCAGATAACTTTCTAAAAGTTAGAGAAACCCTAACTCGAATAGGAATATCTTCTCGCACAGAAAACAAACTATTTCAGTCTTGCCATATTTTACATAAACAAGGCAAGTATTTCATAGTACATTTTAAAGAACTTTTCGCATTAGATGGTAAAGAATCTAATATAGCTAATAACGATATTGAGCGAAGGAATACTATTGCTGTTCTGCTACAAGATTGGGAACTATTAAATATTGTAGATCCTAGTCAAGCTGAGCCAAAAGCATCCCTCTCTCAGATTAAGGTTTTATCCCATAAAGATAAATCTTCTTGGGAATTAGTACCTAAATATAATATTGGGAAAAAGAAATAAGGAGAGTAAATGGCTGACGCAAAGATTAGTGAACTTCCAGTACTAGCGACCCCAGAGTCCATTGATAAATTACTGATTGTTGACACTTCCGAATCTACTACAAAACACATTACATACGGAAATCTAGTATCTGCATTACAGGGTGCGAATGTGACATTGGCATCACTAGGAGATGTAAATACTACTGGACTTTCTAATGGTCAGGTTTTAAAATACAACGCATCTGCTGGGGAATGGCAACCTGGATCCGATACAGCTGGTATCTTATATACAGATTTATCAGCCATCAATGCTTCAGCATCTGGTAGTGGATCTTTGGCATTTAATAATGTCACAGGTGTATTTACTAATACTCCACCTGACTTAACAGGATTTATTACAGCTTCTTCTACAGACACACTTACTAATAAGTCTGGAAATATTTCTATGTTCACTAATAATAGTGGATATATCACAGCATCTTCATCTGATACTCTTACTAATAAAGGTGGTAATGTATCAATGTTTACGAATGATGCTAACTATTCAACTGCTGGAGCAACAGAAACTCTAACTAATAAAACTATTGATGCTGATGGTACAGGAAACGATATTACAAATATAGAGGATGCTAATATAAAAGCATCTGCTGCGATTGACGCAACTAAGATTGCTGATGGTACAGTCACAAATACTGAGTTCCAACATCTTAATACTGTGACTGGTAATGTACAAACACAGATAGATGCGAAAGCAGATACTTCATCACTGGCAGCATCGGCAACTACTGATACAACTAATGCCACTAATATAGGAAGTGGTACTTTAAACAAAGCTAGATTGCCTTCATCTATTGACGCAGATACTACTGGGAATGCTCTAACAGCAACCACTGCTACAACTGCTACTAACTCAACAAATTTACCATCTACAGCTTTAGGAAACAATCAGACTTATGCCTTCCTATACTATTTCAATGATTTAGCTGGTACAACTGAAGACTTTATTAATGTTGGAAATACTGTAGCTGGAGATAAACTTTGGTATCATACTGGAACTATAAGCACAACCGACTTGGGTCCAGGATATACAAGTAATTATTCGCCACCCAATACTGCTTCAGGTCTAAACCCTGGAGACGCAGGTGGTTTGAACAGCTGGGCACAAATAGATTCTACAGGTAATAGCACTTGGAGAAATATGGGTCCACAGCAAGCAGTTTCGTACGATCCTGCAGGAACTGACTGGTACAAGGTGCCAGCATTATTCGTGAGGGTCTCGTAAAATAATTTATATAAAGGACTTGAAATTTTTGAAATGATACCTATATATAATGTAGAGAATGCCATAATGGGTTCTCGTAATTTAAACTCGCTTCATAAAGGAGGAAAACTATGAACGCAACATTTAATGTTTGGAGAGATACTTCTCCATTTTCAATTGGTTTTGACAATCTATTTGATACATTCGATAGAGTCAATGCTATTCAAAAATCAGAAAGCTACCCACCATACAATATCAAAAAACTCAGTGATGAGAAGTTTGCTATTGAACTGGCTGTGGCTGGTTTTTCTAAAAAAGATATTACAGTTGAACATCAGGAGAACACTTTGACTATTAAGTCAGTGCCTTCTGAAAATAAAACTGAAGAGGAATATGTACATCAAGGTATTTCTAAAAGAAACTTTACTCGTACATTTACAGTCGCCGATGATGTAGTAGTCATAGGTGGTACTCTAAAAGACGGAATGCTTTCTGTCGAACTCGAAAGGATTATTCCTGAAGAGAAAAAACTTAAAGTCATCGACATTAAGTAATTAACCAAGACTCCCCAGCCGATGCTGGGGAGCACCACTTTAATATGGAGATATATTATGAAAGATGAAGATATAAAATTGTTTATGATGAACTCAGGTGAGATTATTGTAGCAGAGATTGTTGACTTCGGTGTTGAGCAATATGAATGTAAAGTTCCAAGTATGCTAGTCACTGAGCAACCTAACGACCAAGGAAAATCACAAGTAGGATTAGCACCTTATTGCCCATATGGCGATCCAGCTAACTCTATCATATTTTACAAAACAGCTATACAGTCTGTTGTAAATCCAACCCAACAATTAAAAGACGAATATAAGAGAATATGGGGAAGTCCTAGTATTATGACTCCCGAAAAGAAATTAATTGTATAACTTTACTTTTAAACAAATATAGAGTAGAGTTGTATTAATGAAGTTTTATACAAATGTTCATCCCCATGGTAATCAGCTTCTAGTCAGATATATTTCTGGCACGAAGCGAAAAGCTGAGAAGATACCTTTCAAACCCAGTGTCTGGGTCACAAAAGGTAAAGGCGAAACACCATACAAAACTCTAAAAGGGCAACCTGCCTATAAAATCCAACAAGGATCTATTAAGGATGCTAAAGACTTTGTACACCGATACAATGATGTTATGGATGTACATGGTCAAACTCAGTGGCATTACCAATATATGCATGATGAGTTTAAGGATGATATTGAATGGGATAAAGAACTTATTAAGATTTGGTCAATAGATATTGAAACCGAAACTGAAGAAGGATTCCCTAATATTGAACGAGCCAACGAGAAACTTCTACTAATTACTTTACAAGATAATCATTCAAAAGAGATTATTACTTTTGGCACTAAAGAATATACAGGTGACGAAAAGCAACATAATAACTGGCGATATGTATATTGTCGTGATGAAAAGATTTTATTTCACAAGTTCTTAGATTACTGGATTGAAAATTATCCTGATGTAATTACAGGTTGGAACTCTCAGTTTTTTGACCTCGCATATTTATGGCGAAGAATGTGTCATGTAATTGGCGAAGACCATGCTCGTAGATTGTCTCCTTGGAAAATTGTACACGAACGAGAGATATTCGTAAAAGGTAATAAAGAGTTCGCCATAGCAATCGCAGGTATTGCTCAACTTGATTATCTTGACCTCTATAAAAAATATACTTACACAGCACAAGAATCTTATCGTCTAGATAATATTGCCTTCGTTGAACTTGGTCAAAAGAAACTTGACCATAGTGAGTACGCAACATTCTCAGAGTTCTATAAAAACGATTGGAATAAATTTGTTGATTATAATGTTATTGATACAGTATTAGTTGACAGGCTAGAGGATAAAATGAAGCTGATTGAACTTCAGCTTACTATGGCATATAATGCTAAGATTAATTATGATGATGTATTTTCTCAGGTTCGTATGTGGGATATGATTGTTCATAATTATCTGATGAAAGTAAATGTGGTAATACCACCAAAATCTAATGAAGATAAAAAGACTAAGTTTGAAGGAGCATTCGTAAAAGAGCCATTGATTGGTTTACATAAATGGGTTGCTTCATTTGACTTGAACTCGCTGTATCCCCATTTAATTATGCAGTATAATATATCTCCCGAAACTTTACAGCCTGAGTCTGTAGAAAAAGGAGTTGAGCATTATCTTAAAAACCCTGCTAAAGATTCGGAGTTTGCTGTTGCTGCCAATGGCTCTCAATATAGAAAAGATTTCAGAGGTGTGTTCCCTAGTATTATGGAAGACTTCTATAATCAAAGGAAGATCGCCAAGAAAGAAATGCTTCAAGCACAGCAATTATATGAGGATGAAAAAGATACTCGCCAACTAAAAGTTATATCAAGTAAGAATAATTATCAGATGGGTATGAAGATTGCTCTTAACTCAGCTTATGGTGCACTTGGTAATCAATACTTCAGATACTTTGATTTAAAAATGGCTGAAGCTATTACTACTTCTGGTCAATTATCTATTCGTTGGATACACGATAGAATGAATGAATATCTAAACAAGATAATCGGTACAGAAAACGAAGATTATATTATCGCTGTTGATACAGATTCTATATATGTGACATTCGAAAAACTTGTAGATAAAGTTATGGGAGATAAACAATCTGACATAAATAAAACCATCAAGTTTCTAGACACTATATGTAATGATAAATTTATGCCATATATTAATAAGCAGTATGAAGAACTTGCTAATAGGCAAAATGCTTTTGCTAACAAGATGGTGATGGAAAGAGAAGTTCTAGCTGATAAAGGTTTATGGACTGCGAAAAAAAGATATGTTCTTTCAGTATATAATTCTGAAGGTGTATCCTACAAAAAACCTAAGATGAAAATTATGGGACTAGAGATGATTAAATCTTCTACTCCTTATGCTGTTCGTGAACTTCTAAAGGGTGTGATACCAGTTATCCTACATGGCGATAATAATGAACTCTACAAATATATTGAAGAGACTAGAAACTATTTCAACTCTTTACCTATTGAAGAGATTGCCTTCCCTAGATCTGTAAATGGTCTCAGCAACTATAAAGATTCTATGAGCATATATAGGAAAGCAACTCCTATTCATGTCAGAGGTGCTTTACTTTATAATCATTATTTGAAAGAAAAGAACATAGATCTAAGATACAATGATATTAAAGAGGGTGAGAAAATTAAATTCGTTTACTTGAAAAAACCTAATGTCATCAGGGAGAATGTTATATCCTTCCTAGATGTTGTTCCTAAAGAGTTCGGCATACATGATTATGCTGATTACGACTTGATGTTTGAAAAGGTATTCCTAGATCCAGTCGATATCATGATACAATCACTTGGATGGAAAGTAAAGCAAACAGCCAGTCTTGAGGATTTCTTTTAAATTCAAAGACTTAGCAGAGGTTTACTTTTAAGTTTTTTAAGAGTAGAATGATAATAATGAAAAAAGTAATAGCTATATGGATAATGCTTGGAGTCACTATGTGTTCTCCTCCAGCCTATACTGCACCTTTGACTAAGGTTGTAGCATATGGTCCAAACTGTACTACAGAGACGACTCAGGTTGTCCAAAATGGTATTATAGTTAAGGAGATAACTACTAGAACATGTAAGGAAGAAACTAGGCAGGGAAAACAAAAGTTTGACCCAGATGCTAACGCAACTGATGCCCTATTATATGAGGGTGCTCAGTTATTAATGTATTCTGTATTCGTGAAGCTAATTACTGAAATGAACTAGGAGATAACTATATTATGAAATATATTATTGGAGTTGCTATCGGGATTGGGATTACTTACTTTTATCCTGAAATGGCAAATAACATAATTGAAATCGTGAAGGAGGTTTATGATGTCATCATTTCAAAATTTTAAAATCCTATTAATCTCAGGTATGCTGGTATTTTTGGCAGCATGTTCTACTACTAAGATTGCCACCGAAGCAAATCGTGATGGTGTTCTTAATAAAGTGCCGACTTGGTACTTAGAAGCAGAAGTAGAAAAAGGATTGATTAGAAACAGGGATGCCGAAGAATTTATTTATGGTGTCGGCTCTTCAGTTTCTTACGATCTTCAGTTTGCTCTTGATAAAGCTACTACTATCGCAAAGTCAGATTTAGCTGACCAAGTGAATGGAAGGATTACTCAAAACGAGAGTATATATAAAGAGGAAGGATCTGGTGAAGGTGAAGACTTAATGGTTGAAAGATCTACAAGTCAAACTAACAACATAATCACTCCTACTTCACTTCCTGGATATGAAGAGTGGAACAAAGATGTATTCATTACAGCTGATGGGTTGTATCGAGTATATGTAGGATTGAAATGGTCTGAAACAAATAATAGGTTGGCACCTAACATTAAGATGCAAGAGTTAGAGCCAGTGGAAAGCAAACCTATTGACGCATCTATTTAACTAAAGGAGAAAATTATATGGTTGGTTATTTAAACGACCTTATAGATAATCTCGATAATGAGTACGCAGGAGTTGCGGAAAATGCTCTAGACTCTGATGTCAAGTTTGTTGACACAGGGTCTTACGCATTTAATGCTTTATTGAGTGGTTCTATTTATGGTGGACTTCCAGGAAACAAGGTGACTGCCCTTGCTGGTGAGAGTTCTACAGGTAAAACTTTTTTCGCTCTAGGAGTTGCTAAAAACTTCCTAGATATGGATAAAGAAGCAGGTGTAATATATTTTGAAACAGAGGGTGCACTTACTAAGCAGATCCTTGAAGATAGAGATATTGACACAAACAGATTTGTTATTGTACCAGTGACAACTATTCAAGAGTTTCGTACTCAAGCTGTGCGTATTCTTGAAAATCATAAAACTGTACCTGAACAGGCAAGGAAACCTATCCTATTTTGTTTAGACTCTTTGGGTATGCTCTCTACAAATAAAGAAGTAGCAGATGTAGCAGAGGGTAAGGATACTCGTGATATGACGAGAGCACAATTAGTTAGAGGTGCTTTCAGAGTATTGAGTCTAAAACTCGCACAGCTTGATGTACCAATGATTGTGACCAATCATACTTTCGATGTTATAGGATCTTATGTACCTATGAAAGACATGGGTGGTGGAGGTGGCTTAAAATATGCTGCATCTACAATCGTGTTCTTGGGTAAAAGTAAAGATCGTGATGGTACAGAAATCGTGGGCAATATTATTAAAGCAACTACTCAGAAGTCTAGATTTACTAAGGAGCAAATGAAAGTTGAATGTAAACTTAATTTTGAAACAGGTTTATCTAGATATCATGGACTTACCGACCTTGCTGTTGAAGCAGGTATCTGGGAAAGTGCTGGTGGTCGTATTACTGTAGATGGTAAAAAAGTATTTGGTAAAGCTATTATGAAAGAGCCAGAAAAGTTTTTTACTGAAGAAGTATTAAAAAAGATTGACGAACACTGTAAATCTAAATTTATGTATGGATCTGATGAGCAAGAAACCGACGATAATACAGGGGAATAATCCCAAAGAGTACGAACCAATACACTCAGCCGAAGATTATGTGTCTGAG